TTCTAACACGTTTCATCAGACCTTGCAACCCTTGTGAGTTTGGTCCTGATTCTGGTGGTGGGCCTGATGATACACCAGCTTGTTTTGCTATTCCTCCACCTGCTGCAGAAAAACCTCTTAAACCACTTCCTATATCTGAAATGTCAATATCAAATGGATTAGCAACGTTTGTCTGACCGACTATTTCTCTTTCCATTTCAGGTATAACATTTGGTTTTTTATCCAAAGCCCCACTAGGCAATGGTGTTGAAAAAGTTCCGCTAGCACCATAAAAAGATTCTGGATTAAATCCTTGCTCCACCACTTGAGACAGTGGTTGTTCTCTCAGTTGTTTTTGATAATTTAATACATCTTTTGTGCCTATTGGTCTTCCATCAACTGTAACTCCTTGCGCTCTTAACGCTGGCACTATGTCATTAATTATATCAGAGGTTTTTGCTCTAAGGATAAATGGAGTGGGAAGAACTTTTTCATTTAGTTGTTGTTGAGTTTTTTGAAATGGAAAAACACGAGTAGCTTCTGTGTCCATGTAATCTTTTACTCCAGGAAAACCCTCTAACTGATCTGTTAAAGATTTTTTTGCAAAAGGTGATTTAGCTAATTGTGCATCGGCGATCTCATCTCCTCTTTGAGTTATAAATTGAACTATGTCAGGATTTACAGTAT